CAGGGTAGTGATCATCCATATCCAAGACCCACTGATCCTATTGCGGGTATTAATACTGCTATTACGGCAACTACGGCAAATACTATCACTATTAACGTTGGAACATCTAAATCTGTTCTTTATGATGTTAGTGCTGCCACTTATAACCCAGCAACTGGTGCTCTTGTTCTTACCATCGGTTCTCACACATTACTTCCAAATAGAAGTATTAAACTTGCCAAAGAATCTTTAATATTTACTTGCACTAAAAATGGTAATACTACCCAGCACAGATATCCTAGAGCAGGTGATCCTTATTATGCAGGAAGTCCTGTTACTAATGTAGGCACTTCAACAATATTTACTACTAATATCGGAGTTACTACTGTTGCTACACAATATGTTTCGGGCGGAACAATACAACCTGCAATTATTGCTCCAAGAGCCAATAACAATTCGCCAAGCGGTCAAGATGCTGCATTTGGAGGAACAGTAGTCACTGAAGTTGTGGATGCAACTACATTTAAAGTTAATACTGGAATTTCCACTAGAACTCACTTCTATGCAAGAGGTGGTAAAGTTGATGAAGCACTTGAAGTAGTTATTGATGATCCACTTGCATATGTTGACATACCTCTTGTTTATGCATCTGGTTCTTCAGGTGTAGGAACAGGTGGAAAAGTTGATATTGTAGTTGGACAAGGATCAAGCGTTATTGAATTTAATGTTTCAAATACTGGATTTGGATATCGAGTTGGTCAGACATTATCTATTGGAATTGGTGGAACTGTTGGAATTCCAACTAATCCCTCTATTCCCTTTAAACCATTTGAAGTTACAGTTGATAGGGTTGATGGTGATTCTTTCAACGCATGGTCTGTTGGAGAATTCCAAGTATTAGATGAGTTCTCTTCTTTGTTTAATGGACAAAGGCAAGTATTCCCAATTAAATCTGAAGGAGAGTTTTTATCAATTGTTGCTGCTAAAGGATCAAACATTAGCATCCAAGATAACCTTCTCGTCTTCCTTAATGATATTATTCAAGTTCCTGGTGAGTCTTATGAATTCTTAGGTGGTGCTTCAATTAGATTCTTTGAAGCACCAAAATCAGGTGACTCTGTTAAATTCTTATTATACAAAGGAACTGGCGAAATTGATGTTAGAGATGTTGATGTATTAGAAACCGTAAAAATTGGAGATACTTTACAATTTGTTAGTGGAGATCCAGTACAAAATCAAAAGAAGAGAGCAGTCTCAACAATTATTTCTGCAAGTGATGTTAGTACAAATGTTTATCCTGGACCAGGATTAGCTAAGAATGAAAGTGCAGAGAGACCTATAACCTGGTGTAGACAGAGAGATGATGTTTTAATTAATGGTAAGGTGATTGATAAGTCTCGTGGACTTTACGAACCAAATATTTTCCCAACAGCATACATCATTAAGTCTGTTGGTGTTGGTTCAACTGAGGTTTACGTTGATAATGTAAGACCTGGTTTCAATCAACTTAATGAGTCTCAACTTTCGGTAGCATTCCAAAAGAAAGTTTCTGTGTTTGATTACAGTACACCAGTAGGTGCTGCTGGAACTGCCCTTGTTTCTGTCGCCGGAACAGTATCATCAATTATACTTTCTACGGGAGGTGTGGGTTATTCAACAACCCCAGATGTAACTATAGAGAGTGCTGTTGGATTAGCACATACGCTTAGAGCAACTGCAACTGCATCTATTACCGCTGGTGTTGTTACTAGTATAACTGTCTCTTCACCGGGAACTGGGTATACGTTCACTGATCCACCAGCTGTTCTGATTGGACCTCCTGCAGGACCGAAAACAGAAGATAATACCATAATTTCTTACAGTGGAGACTTTGGTGTTATTACTGGAATCAACACAACTTCAGTTGGTGTTGCATCTACCGCAATTGTATTTGACTTGTTGATTGAAGCGAATTCTCCTTTAAGAGATAATACTGGTATTACTCCACAAACAAGAACTAGCGGAATAGCAACTGGTGATTACTTTATTGTTTATGAATCCAATGTTGGAAGTGGAGTAACTGCCCTTGATGAAAGTGGCAATACAATTGGTGTTGGTAATTCCTTCCTAGATAATATCTACAGGGTTGCTGATGTTTCTATCGCTAATACCTCTTCAATTGGAATTGGAACTACTAATGTTGCTAGAGTCACTGTTAGTATTGCACATTACAATGGATTTACTGCTGCTGGTTTAGCAATCAGTAGTTTCTATGGAAGATATAGTTGGGGTAAATTAGTATTCAGTGAGAGAACTGGATTTAAATCCTATGATGCCATTACTTCTAATGGTGTAGTTGGAATTAAAACTGGTCCATATGTTATCAGACAAGTTCCATTCAAGTCAATAGGGTTTGTAACCTAATAAATAACTAAAAAATAATTACAAAAATGTCTGCCATTATAACTGATCAGATAAGAATATTGAATGCGAAAAATTTTGTAGCAGGATTTAACACCTCTACAAAAGCATACTATAGTTTCGTCGGACTACCCAATCCGACGATAATTGATCCTGATTGGAATGATGCGCCTCCGGCACCAATTGACAATTTTGCCAGTGAAAATTCAACATGGGATACTATAGTTGCACTTAAGAAAATTACCTCAGACGATGCTAAACAGGTAGTAAGAAAAAATACTTGGGCGTCTGGTAGAACTTATGATTATTATAGACATGATTATAGTATAAACAATACACCTGTAAATTCTAACGGAACTTCATTATATTCAGCAAATTACTTTGTTTTAAATAGTGATTATCGAGTTTACATATGTCTTCAGAATGGTACTGACCCTGAAAATGTAGGTGGAAGACCCTCGCTTGATGAACCAAAATTTACTGATTTAGAACCAAGAGCTGCTGGCACCAGTGGTGATGGATATGTTTGGAAATATTTGTATACTATTAAACCATCTGATATCGTTAGATTCGATAGCACTGATTATATGCCAGTCCCCTCAAATTGGGAAACTAGTGCAGATGATGCCGCAGTTAGAGAAAATGCTGTTGATGGTGCACTCAAAACCGTCATTATTAAAGATCGTGGAGTTGGAATAGGAACTGCTAATAGAACTTATACTAAAGTTCCTATTAAGGGTGATGGTTCTGGTGCAGAATGCACAGTAACAATTAATAACGATGCGAAAATAGGCAGTGTTGTAGTTTCAAATCAAGGATCTGGTTATACGTTTGGTAACGTAGATTTAATTGCCGGAGGTGTTCCATCTCCTAATACATATCCTGTTCTAGATGTAATCATTCCTCCTAAAGGTGGACATGGTGCTGATATTAACAGAGAACTTGGCGCAACAAATGTTCTCTTATATTCAAGAATTGAAAATGATGTAGAGAACCCAGATTTTATCACGGGTAATGAAATTGCTAGAATCGGAATTGTTGAAAATCCATTAGCATTTGATAGTGATCAAATTTTAACTTTAGAGAAAGCAAGTGGAGTTTATGCTCTTAGATTAACGGGAGCTGGATATAGTTCTGCAAACTTTACAGAAGACACTCTTGTTCAGCAAAAAATTGGAACGGGTGTTACTGCCATAGGCAAAGTTGTCAGTTATGATCAAGTGACAGGAGTATTAAAACTGTGGCAAGAAAGAACTTTTGCAGGATTTACTACTGTTGGACTTGCTCAAACTAATCCATCATTTGGATATAATCTCAATAGATTTACTGGATCTCCAACTACTGGAGGATCATTATTAGTTACTGGGGGAAGTATCAATTTAACTATTGATCAAAACTTCACAGGTCTGTCAACCGTCATAAATAATAGGACATATTACCTGGGTCAAAATTTCACAAGTGGAGTAGCTACTCCTGAGGTTAAACAATTCTCCGGTGAGATAATTTACACTGACAATAGACCTGCCATAACAAGATCTTCAAATCAGAAAGAAGACATC